GTTAATGCCTCATTTGCAGAATTATCAATATCTTTTCTTTGTTTAGTTATTTGAATGTATTCATTATTTGCTAAGGTTACGGCCTTTATAGCATTTTGTTTTTGCACTAAAGCGACTTGGGACTTTACTAATTCCCCTTCTTCCGTTAATGCGTTTTGACTTGTCGAAATTGCCGTTTCCTTATTTACCTTGTCTAAGTTTTTTTGCGCCTCTGAAATTTTCTTTATTGCATTCTCTTGTTTAATAAAAACATTTGCTGCTTCATCGGCATATTTTGTGGCTACCGCTTGTTTTATTAAGGCTTGAGTAAATAAATTTGTTTGGTCTGTAATAGCCTTACTGCCAACATTTGCCAGTGTCAATTTTTCGCCGTAATCGCCTAAAATTTTATTGCCATTTTCAAGCGCTTTATTCCGTTGCTCTATTGGTAGTTTGGCGTTAGCCGCTATATCAACAAATGCCTGTAGCTGTAAGCCTGCCGACAATGCAGGTGCCTTAGCTTTATCTAGTTCACTATTAAAATCCTCCTGCGCTTTTTTTGCCTCTTTAGCCTTGTTGGCAAATATGCCATACCCGTTACTATAAGCATCAAACAGCTGCACGGCTCCAATCAATAACCCTATGCCTGCTGGCCCCGCTAAAGCCCCAAAAAATTGCTTAGTGGCACTCGCGCCCTGTGTTGCACTTGCCCGTAAGGCCGTTACCGATTGAATAAATGGCTCAATATTATTGGCAATACCAATAAACCCAAAAGCGGAATCCTGAGCAATGCGGCCTAAGTTTAGAACGGCAAAGGAGGCCTGGTTTGTATTCTTTGCAGCGGTGGCAAGTTGTGTGGAAAATTGGCCGGTTTTAATTTCATTGAATGCGCCTTTTGCCTCCCTTAATTTGGTTGTTAGCTTTGCAACTTCCTCCGGGCTTTTGCTATTTTTTAAAGCGGTTTCAACTTCCTTTATTTTTTTCTCAAAAGCATCATAAACGCTTACCGCTCCTTTTATCTCAACATCAAACTTTTTTGCAAAGTCCTCAATTGCTTTTTGTGCTTTTTCGGTTTCAGCGTTTAAAACTATGCTTAAAACATTATCGGCCATACTATAAAAATTTAAGGCTGGCCAATGTTAGCCAGCCCTTTGTTGCTTTAAATATTCGATCATTTCCGCCACGGTCGCGGCTTCACTATCGCCATCAATAAGGTCAAGTTTCATAAGGTCAGATGGCTGCTTTATTTTCTTAGCCCCTGCGCTTTTTACCACCATGAATCCCAGCCATCTGAACCGCTCTAATTCCTTTTGTTCAGACAGCCTAAAGCCTTCAACAAGGTCACCATATTGGGCTGGTGTGTACCGGTAATATTCCCACGGTTTTAACCGGATCACGCCAAAAGCAAACGCCTTTACACTTCGCCAGCTAATTTTTTTTTATCTGCTTCGCTGGCTGCACTAAGCAACGCCTGCGCCGGTTGGCTAGCTGTGTAGTCATCAATCACAACCTTTAAAGCCGCCGCCGCTTCATCGCTCTGCATATTAGCTTCCAGCCATCTGAATATTTCGCCTTTAGTAGCCTGTTTTGCTTCATCCCATCCTAAGCAGTAATTTTCATGGGCAAAATATACCAGGTTGGAAACAAACTGAACCGTACTTTTTGCGGCTGCATCCTGCACCAGCATCTCGCTTACGTGCATGCCAAAATGTAGCTTCAGCGTTTTATCGTTTACTTTTAGTTCCGTCATAAATTAAATGCCGTTTACAGGGGTTCCACTAACAGATAAATTTGCATCAAATGAAATGAAGTTGTCCACTTCGGCCGATACCGTTAAGGAAGTCAATGAACCAACGCCGCTGAAGTCCAACACGGTGCCAGCTGTTGCTGCATCGCCTATTACAAAATCCAAAATAGTATTAGCAGCAAACCAATTATAAAGTTCATTAGCGCTGATAGTTCCTGCATCACCGGCAAAATCGGTAACTCCCGCGAAAGGAATTTCAAAGGAGGTGGTGCCAGCGGTTTTTAATACGCCACATTTGGTGTTAGTGCTTATTTCTTCTGCTGTGCCGTCCAGGCTCAAAGTAGTGTTACAAACCACATATTTAAATGCTGTGGTGCTGCCATTTTCGCGCAGATACAATTTAACGAGGTTGCCCGTTTTTTGTGCCATTTTTATTAGTTTTTAGAAATTAAATGTTCAAATCGCATGGTCTTGATATAGGTGGTCACGCTGTCAACTACAGAAACTCTTTCATCGCTGCTTACCAATTTTACATTGGCGTGCGTAAAGCCGTCTATACTTAAATAGGTGTAATTATTTGGCACCATTAAGCCTATAATATTGTCGCTTATTTCATCAATACTTTTTCGCCCGCCGTACTCTCGCCACTCGCTGTAAATCTCAATGGTGGTGGTGGTGCGGTACATCTCGCAATTCTTAGCCGATATGCCAGCCGTGTTCACCGTTAAAATTCCGTAGGGTGCCACCGCTGAAGATGGCGGGTTTTGCCCGTAAAGAACGAAGTCGTTTAATTTTAAAGCATCGGTTAAGGCTTTGCGTACAAATCTGGTCGGGTCGGTCATTTGATAACTGCTTTAAGGTCGTTAATAATGCTGTCTTTTATTTCATCGTAGGCTTTATAAAAGTAAGGCTGAGCCTTTATGCCGTTTCTGATAATGCTTAAATAGATGGCATAAGCTGCATCTGCCAGCCTTTCTTTATCGCCTTTGTTGTTGGTTCGTTTTTGGGTTTTAGTGCTGTATGCCGCTGAAATTCCTTTGCGCTTTACCCATTCGTAAATCCGCTTTTGAAATTCAATGCCACCAGCCATCTTATCCTTATTTTTAAACTTTGCCGCAATATCCGCTCTGCCATTGGCTTCAAACTTTCTTTTAGTACCAAATTCGATATAAGGTGCATAAAACGTATTGGCAACAACAACTTTATTAAACGGCACTGAGGTATCGGCATAAATTGCACCCCTTAATTTATTCTCATCGGTAGGGGCTAACAATACCGCCCTTTCTTCAATCCGCTTCGCGCCATCTGTCAAAGTAGCATCAATTTCTTTTGCCACCCTCGCGCTGTACTTATTCAAGTTGCCGACAACTTCCTTTAAGCCTTTTAATTCAATGCTCATAAACTCAATATTGTAATCCTTTCACCCGCCCCGAATATATCGCCGCTAACAAGGCTTAAAACGCTGCCTGCTACCATTATTTCATTTACCTGTGGCGAAGCGGTTACATATTTTTTCTCAATGCCATCCCTAAAAATCAAATAAATCATTTTGCCATTAACCGCCGGTATGGTCACCGTTGCGGCATCGGCGGGCACGGTGTAATAAATCGTATTGAGGTACCCTGTATCGGTAGTGCCTTCGACATATTCTGCAAGTATTGACATGGTGCGCTTTCTTGTTTCTTCGTTAAATCCGGTAACATCTAAAATTCCAAAACGGGTAACCACAAACATATCCCGCTGCCAGGCGAAGTCTGCCCTGTAATTGACATCCAAACGGTATTTGCCATTGGTTGCCAGCCTACCATTAAAAAGTATATCGTCACCGCTGGTATTCACCACATTTGCCCATGTGGGTGCTGTGGTTTGCAGGGTAGGGGGTGCCGGTACATATTCGCCGAACCCGTCCTGCGCTTTCTGATATTTGTAAACTTGTATTTGTTCTGTGTAGGTCATTTGTTAACATATTGGCATAAAGGGAAATAATAACGCTTTGCACTCCGGTGCCATCGTATTTTCTTTGTCGCTGTCACGGTTATTGTAAAAATATCCTGCCTGCGCTTTAACTGCCTGCACAAAAACAGATCTACTATCAACGCCTAAAGTGTAGCTTATTTCATGCAGGCCTACATCGCTGCTTTCAATGCTCACCCGGCTATTGCCGAAGGTGCTATAATCCTCGTCAACCAGCAATATTTGCCACTCAGATGGGCATTTACGCCACTTTACCTGCGTTATGCTCGTAATGGGTGAATAAGGCAGTTCAAAAGGTTTGTAGTTGCTACTGTATATCGTTACAATAACAGATTTTTCAATCAGGCTAATATTACACTTCGCTTCAATAAACTGCCGTGCAGCAGTTATAAAGATGGCTAAAGTATTATCATAAGCGGTGCCTTCAATCTGCAAATATTCCTTCAGTTCCGAAACGGTAACTACTTCGGTGGCACTGCCTCCGGCTTCGAGATAATTAATGTCCTTAATAATTGCTGCCATAACTATAAATAGGTTACGAAATTCACAAGGTCGGTCACATCTTGAGTTGG